CCCACGAAGCATTCGTACCATCAGTAGTAAGGTACTTATCTGCATTGCCTGTCTGACTCGGAAATGAATCTTTAGAATTTATCTGAGTCTGAGCATCAGAAGTCAAACCGTCAATAAAGTTTATCGTTGCCGCGCTATCGGCTATATCTCTTGAATTGCTCATGTTTATACCTCTGGTTCTGTAGGCCAGTTTACAGTGTTAGGAAACCCTGCCTGACTTGGAATATCTCGCAATGCTTGGCGGTAAGTCGCCCACGCCGTTTGGTTAACTGGAGCATCTGCCACTTGAGTCCAATCGCATAAAGTCAGTTTAACGTCTCGTTCTTTTCTAACATCATCAGCAGCTCGTTCATCTACACTTACTAGATACTCTGCTTGTTCTGTTTCCCATTGCGCTTGTTCTTCAGCAGTAAAAGGAATATTTCCGTTTGGTGTGCAGTGATATAGAGTCATCTTTATACCTATTTATTTAAGCCGTAGACTTGAACCACGCCAGTTAATGTTTGCGAACCTTCTTGCATAATTCTAAACCCCTGCATGACTTTAACTAGCCCTCTATATGCACCAACCATATTTTCTATACGAAATTCACCACCAAATGAGTCTCTAGTTGTTTCCGCTGTAATTATTTGATAATCAATATCATTAGGGCACAATAATGTTATTTGCCCTCTTAAACGCATAGTATTATTGGTAGTTCCAGTTGTTAGAAACATTCTACTATCGCTAGTGCTTTGACTCACAGCAATGGTAGGTGACGCAGTGTTTTGAGTGGCTATATTATATTCGTATAGTGTAGTTTGATAACTTCCATTTGATTTTACTCTGCAAGCTAGTTTGTCATAACTACCAAACTCTAAACTAAATATTAATTTGTAAATATCGTAATCACTCGTAAACCCTTCAAAATCTATTGTAGATGCTGCGGATGGGTTCAAAGTTGTAATTAATGTCCAAGCTCCTCCTGCGTCAGCCCAACTTGCGTTAGTTCCATCAGTTGTTAAAAACTTATCTGCATTTCCAGTTTGAGAGGGTAACGCTTCAATTCCTGTTAATGCAGAACCATCACCTGCAAAAGCCGTAGCAGTTGCAGTTCCTGTAAATGTAGGGCTAGCAACAGGGGCTTTAGCATCTATCTGCGTTTGGATGTTAGAAGTTACACCAGACGCATAGTTTAACTCTGCTGCCGTTGCTGTAATTCCAAGATTAACAATAGAAGCAGGTGCACTCGCCACGTCTGATAGATTGTTGCTTATCTGTAATTGGTCAGCGACAGAGAACGCGCCGTATGCGATTAGTTCAACTGCGTCACCTACTGTAGCGCCAGTAAGTAAAGTTATATCTGAGCCTGTCAGTGCGGTAAAGTCAGTCGTTACGACCAGTTTGACGCCGTTTAGATAAACATCTACAAAACCGACATCGTAATTGATTGCGAATACTGTTTGCCCTGCCGTTGCTACATAGTTCTGGCGATTTAGAGTGCCATTAACCGCAGAACCTGCGTCAGCCCATGTAGCATTTCCTAAATAAATCTTCATTAAGTTTACGACTGTGTTGAAGTACATAGCTCCAACAACTAGCGCGTTACCCTGATTATCTGTCGTAGGGTTTGCTGCTTTAGAGCCAAGATACAGCGCTTGAATTTCTCCTGCTGCATCTCCCGCAATTACTGCATCTGCTGCCGCTGTAGCTGCACTTGCTGTAGCCGAAGCCGCTGCTGGAACAGCCTCTGCTGCCGCTGCTGCTGCTGCTACTGCGTCTGCATTTACCCCTGCGATGTCCGTATTCATTGCACCGATGCTAGTGTTCATTTCGCCTTGGAAAGTTACTATGGCAGCAAGGAAAGCGTCAGCACGAGTTACAAAGGTCGCAGGTGGGTCAGTTCTAGCGGGTGCAACTGGTAGCGTGGTAAGCGTTGGGATAGTCATTAGGTCAAGCCCTCTATAGATAAGGTACACATAGACACTACTGGTCCTGTGAGTAATACATCAAATTCACGATAGTATCCGTAGATAATTGTACCTTCGGTATTATCTTCTGCAATCCAAACGCTTGGTGTGGTTCGCAAGTCTGTTAGAATCTTTTTAACTTCTGCAAATCGTCCAGTTTCAATAACAACATCAATTTCGGCTTCGTCAGAATAAGTTCCTGCGGTAACCGTTGTTCTGCCCTGAGCGTCAACTGACTTAGTAGAATAGTCAATAATACCAAACGATGCACCGTATTGTGAATCACCGATATTTGCGGAAGTTCCTAGAACTAATGCACCCACTTTAGCTGTTTCGCCAGAATCGTTAAATGTCACATCAATGACGGCTGCTGAGTAAGGCGGTAAACCTAAAACACTTAACTCTTTTTTGCGGTCAATAGCTGTAAAGAAATAATCGTACCAGTTTGTTATTCCTGAATACGATGTCATTGGAAAAGTTTGGTTGTAAACAACACCCTCAGATGGGTCTGTAACTGTTACCGTAATACTGGCGCAGTCAACATTGATAGCCGCTAGAGCAGTAGTTACTACCGCAGGAGTTATCGTTACATCAATAACATCAGCTTGCGTTGTTTGCTCTTGTACAACATCGTTAAACATTTTCCAACGGTTAGTGCTAGAAACTCTAGCCCACCAAGTACCATCATCGGTTACTGGGTCATTGCCAGTGTTTGCACCCTGCACTGACTCGTAGATGTTATGAATATTAGGCGTAGTAACGATTACACGGTCTGTAGCAGCGTAGGTAGTGCCTACAAGCCACGCAGCGTAATCATTTTCAGGGACGTCTGTAGTGGTTAGAGTGGTATCCGTAACAGCTTGCGACTTAATAACCTTCATTCTATGCCCTCACTGGCGGCAAGCCATTCTTGTCCCAACGGTCTTCGATACGAGCAGTTTTGGTTACTGCTTTAGCAACGACTAGCATTAGTTCGTTCAAATTATTGCGCAATCCTACCATTTCACCAGACATTCTGTCAGTAGCCGCTACTTGCGCCCTAGTTTGCACTCTTTCACCTGCGTGTAGCTCTGCAATGTAGCCATCGTAAGGCACAGAACCTAATCCGCTTTGGTGTTTACCATCAACTGTTGGACCGACCATTGGGTATTGTTCAACAGTAGCCATTGGGCTATTAGTGGCTATTGATGTGCTGTTCGGGTTGGTTAACGTAATTGTGGTAGATTCTTGCCCAGTAGTTAAAGTGTTTCCAAGAGTTATCGTGTTTGTATTGTTAGTAGCGGCATTAAAGCTATCGTTATTACTATTTGTGGTAATTGCTTCCGCAGCCTGAGTGTTTGTACTGGTAGCATTAGAAGCAGCTGCACTAGCAGCAGCAGTATTATCTGCGTACTGTCTTAAAACAGACTGAGAATTAGCCAAAATTTCTTCAAAACTTCCATTACCTTGTACATCTCTAATAGCTTGTGCGCTTAGACCGTTTCTTAAACCTACAGCGTTTATCCATTCACTAGCGTACCTATCCATTTGGCTTTCAATAGGCGTACCTTTAACTTTGCCTTCTTCGACAAACGAACCCATTACAGTTCCTGCGCCAGTGCCTTCTACGCCGTAACCGTTAAAAGTATGACCTGCAAGATTGACGTTGTAACCCATGGATTCAGCTATTGCAGTTAGGGTCATATCTAAATCGCGGAAAGGCTGTATAGCTTGCTCTGCTTCTGCATTAGTGCCGTTTTGTTTAAATCCTAAAGGAGCAAAACCAGATTCAAACGCAGCAGTTTGGAATATATTTCCATCATCCATACCCGCAGTTTTAGCCATTGTCATTCCGACAGTTGATGTTGGGGTTCCACCCTTATCAAGCATCTTTCCTACAGCAAATGCCGCTAAAATAGCCAACGTAATAGGGTTGGTCATGAATGCGATCGCTTTTGTACCCATAGCAGCTAAACTGCCTGCAAAACCAGAACCCGCAGCAGCAGCAGCAGTAGGAGGACCAACTAATGTTGCACTTGTTCCTACGGCAGTTCCCATAGCGCCTGATACGAATTGACCCGCAGCACTCATTGCTCCCGCTATACTTGCACCCATAGAAGCAAGACTACCACCACCCGCAGCACCACCCGTAGTACCCGCAGCAGTACCCGCAGCACTACTACCCGCAGTCGCAGCAGTTCCTCCGATGTTTAATCCGGTTAGTTGAGAAACAAAACTTGAAATAATGCCGCCAAGACCAGAAGCAATATTAGATATAATTGAACCAAACCCACTACTGATATTTGTTAGGAAACCAGTAAGACCACCTTCTCCGAATATAGCATTAGTAATGTTTTGAGAGGCTATCTCTGAAACCATTGTCACAAAGCCAGACTTAACCGTTTCAAAGAAAGTGCCAAAGTCTAGCTTGCCGCTTGTAATAGTTTCTTTAATCAATGTTGCCCAAGCTGTTTGTGTATTCTCTACAGCAGTTTGAAAAGTTGTCTGAGCTAACGTAAGACCGCCTTTACCGTCTGTTCCCCCAATAGCTAACGCAGCAGCATCAGTGCTTTCTCCAAAAGCAATCATATTAGTATCAACATTGCTTGTGCTAGTAGCCATTGCGTCTATAGAAACTACTGCAACTCCAAATGAACCTTTCTCCGATGCTTTTTCATCAAGGTTTGTACCTAAAGTATCTAAGTTTGTATTTGTACTATCCATTGCGGCAGCAGTATCGCTTACATTAGAAGCAAAAGTGCCAAAAGTTGTTGAAACAGTTTCTGACAAACCACCAAATGTTTCAAATACAGTTCCCAAAGCCGTTGTGTTATCGCTTGTATCTTTTTGAGCTGTAGCCATGTCCTTATATTTGTCATTAACTACTTGTAGGCTTGCTGCTTTGTTTTGATTTATTGTTGCTAGTTTTTCTGCTGTTTCTTTTTCACTGTCAAAAAATGAAGTCGCTTTAACCTTCATAGTTTCGTAAAAAGCATCAATATTTATTTTAGTGGTTTCAACAAATTGTCTAATATTTAAAAACCCATTACTAAAACCAGTTACAACAAAATTTATAGCAGTAGTTGCGCCGTTTGTTAGTGCAGTAAAGAAACCGCCTATAACTTGCCAAACAGTATTAAACGCAGTGACATATAAATCTATAAGAGGCTGAAATAGTGTTGATAGATATTGAAAAACATCTCTAAAGCCATTTGCAAAATTAGTCGTAAACACATCTACATTATTTTTTATATTTGTAAACGTATTTATAAAAGCATTTATAAGAGGCTGAAAAAACTCACCTATACGAACAAACATTGCTGTAATCAATTCTTTAACAGCGGAAGAAAATTGACTCCAAGATGCGCTTATTGCAACTAAAGCGTCTTTTGTTACTTGCCCAATCGCTTTGAAATATCGGACATAAGTATCGAAATCAATTCCGAAAACTTCTTTTAAAATATTGTACAAAGCAAACAATGCTGTAACTGTTAGACCTATTGGACCACCTATTAATGTTAAAGCCTTAGAGAATAAACCAGTAGCAGTAGCCGCCAAACCTGCTTTAGAAGCCATTCCTACAAAACTTATAGCCATCTTATTAAAAGAAAGCAGTGTCTTGGTTGCTATAATGAAAGATAAACCTTGAAGACCAATAGTTAAGGCTTTCACCATTGTTGTAAACTTTTCAGACCTAACAAACGCATCTACTTTTCGTGAAAATTCTGTAGTTGCTTTAATAACTTTGCGAATAATAGGCTCTAGCTTTCTACCCATCGTAATCGCCAAGCCTTCGTTAGCAGAATTAAGACTAAGCAAGTCACCTGTCATATTGTCAAAGTTAGTTGTCGCCATTTCTGTAGCTGTGCTTGTGCCTGTTATAGCTCTTTCTAGCTTTCTAGCATCATTTGCTCCGTTAATCATAATAGCCGCAGACTTCATTGCTTCAGCGCCAAACAAGCCAGTTAATTCTGTTAGACTCATATTCTCAGCAGCAAGATTTTCTAGCGCACCCGCAAGACCAACCATCGAAGGTTTGAATCTATCATCAGCTTCGTTTTCTAGCTTCAACAACACTTGCCTAAAGCCTGT